GCCATCTGCATCTTCTGGTCATACGCATTCATTCGTTTAGCAAGAGCCTCATAACTTTTGTCAATAAAAGGTTCCAACTCCTCTTTTGCAAATGCATCCAAGAAATTGACGATCTTGCTAGTCTGCTCTCCAGATTTGAACTTCTTAGCAACCAACGATTCAAAAGTGACATATACCGAGTCTGTATCGCTCGCAATAACATAGTCAACCCCAGTAGTTTTGAGGATTCTGTTGAGATATATGTTAAAAGACTTTTCAACCCATCGTATAGATAACTGGCCAGACGTTGTAATTGCTGTAGCGACCAAGAGATCAAAATAACGAAAGTAGTTATTACCAATTGCGCCATAAGCGGAATTAAGAGAAATCTTCTTTGCCATTTGGATGTTGTCGTAGCGAGATATCTTTTTGAGTAGTGCGGGGTCACCAGTGTCTTCATACTCTTGTTTAGCTTCGAGCATAAGCTTCTTATATTTGACACGATCATTATATACATTCTCCATTATCTCTGGCAAAAATCCTTTGACATCCTTACGGAAATATGCACCGTTTGGAGTCATACAATACTCTGAATTATTTCTGATTTTCTCAGCAAGAATGCCATCTACCATACCCTCTTTCACTTCACTGCCAGGTACTAGGGTTTCTGGTGAGATGTTATACTGCATGATAAGGTGTGGATACAGTGAGTTCAAGTCAAAGGACATAACCCATTTATGCATACCCACTTGAGGGTCTTTCACATAAGCACCTTCAAACTTTTCTATCTTCTTATGTTCTCTCTTTTGCGGTATCACAATATTCTTTTTGCGGAGATGATTGTATATTACATTGTCCCAGTAACGCACCTGTCCCAGAACATCCGTAAAGTTTACCTTACCGTCATATGCCATAGTCAAGCACAGTTCAATGAGCCGCATCTTGTCTTCTAGCTTATCCACAATCTCCACGTCTTGGATGTTGTATTCAATGAATGACTGATAGTCTTTCTGATACCACTCCTTGAATGTCTCAAAGGGGTTGCCATCTTTCCGCTCACCTAGTTCTACAAACGCAATGTGATCTAGTGTGTATCGTTCTTGGTTTGTGTATGTAAACTTGCGATACAGATCAAAGAAATCAAGAGCAGACACACCCTGTATGCTGTAGACTTGATGCTTGCGTCCCATCTGGTACACTTCCTTGGCAAACACATTATTCCAAGGTGACAGCTTATGCATAAAGTCTTCACCGAATAGATTCTTGATACGATTACAGATGTAGGGAATATCAAAAAACTCTGTGTTCCAACCAGTCACAATGTCTGGATATATCATGCGCCATTCGTCAAGAAACTTAATGAGCAAGTCATCCTCATCTCTACACAAGCGATAGTCTACATCCTCACGGATGTTTTGAAACTCATGCAGACCCCAGACAACAATCTTCTTGCTCTGGTGGTTCTTCATCGTGATTGACAGTAGTGGTTCTGCGGCATCCGTTGGATCAGGAAAACCGTTCTCGCACTCCACCTCAATGTCAATGGTCACGATAAGGATTTGATCCTTGTCCCAAGGTACATCATTCGGATACTCATCACTGATATAACAATAGGGATACTGTGTATTACCGAACAATATCTTTTGATTTTCTCTCTGTTCAGCCCATGCCTTCGCTTCCTTTATGGAGTCGAATTTACGAGGAAGAACATCTTGGCCATCAAGAGTCTTGTATCCTGTATGCTCATGTACTTTGTTGAATAGTGTAGGTCTGTAGTTTACCCGCTTGGATACCCGCTGACCACCCTCGACACCCCTCACCAGAAGAGAGTTGCCACGCTGAATCACATTTGTATAAAATTCCATTATATAAGTATATCACCTTTATAGTTGTCTGTCAAGTCTCTCTTTTCTTTCCAATATTGTATTTTGTCTCCAGCAACCATTCATTCTTCTCTTTGTATGTGAGGATTTTTATTTGACTTAGTGGTGCTGATTCATGAGAACTTTCACTAATTATTTGAATCAACCCCCAATCCTGTAATAGATTTGCGATTGTGTTTCTACGAGACAAATCGTTTGTCGATATGTTGGTTCTCTTTCCATCAAGGGCAAATAGCTCCTTGAAATGCACAATGTAATATCTTCCTTGTTTGTGTAGGATGTGGCAGGATTGGTATAGTTTCCTCTCTTTTCGAGAAGCAACACCAATGCGTGATAGTGTCTCTCTGACCTTTAGAAAATCGTCGGGTTCATTTAGTCCCACTTCGAGTAGTTGTTCTTGTGTCCAGCTAATTTCTTCCATCTCTTCCACCTTTTCTCATCTTTTGTTTTATGGCAGAAATTTGTTCATCATTCAGTAGGTCAAGAGCAACCTTTGCTTTCTCGTTGTTGTATCCATAGAACTCTTTAACATACTCTAGATTCTCTAATTTCGTCGCCTTCAGCCAAGGGGTGTACCTTTTCCTTGGACGTAGACTATTTATCAAAAAATCAAACTGAAGTTTCTTATCCAGATGGTGTAACTGGTTAATCTCATTCACTAGCATGATTGTGTCTTGAAATGGTGCAACACACTTATTTACGATGAATGGTGGGTATTTCTTCTCCCATGTCTCATCTTCATCATCCATAAGCTTTTCTTTAGTAGAGTTTACCGCATTGAGATAGTCCTTTAGTTCATACATATCACACCTTCCACGGTGAATCTGACTCTGATGCAAAATCAGTGAGGTCGAACACTGGTTGTGCAAGTGTGTCTTGATTAGAGTCTGCAAGACCTTGTTGTTGTGCATCCTCTACATCATACAACTTCATCTTCGCTCTGTCAATACCAATAACGAATCTTTTATTGGTGGTAGGGTCATTGTATCGGTTCTTGAGTTGCTTCACCGCAATCTGGTTCAGTTCATCAAGTTCCTCATTACTAATGAGCGCAAACATGAGGTCAGCCGTAGCAGGCAGACCAAAAGATTCTGACGTATCTTCCAAGCCCACATCACTATTGGAGAACCCGCTCCTTGTGGTCTGTGTAGCCGACATAATCGGGACGTTTGTTTCAACTGCGAGTCCCCTAAGTTCTTCAGCAATTGCCTTGATATACATGTAACTGTTGACATTTCCATTCGCCTTAAATCGTGATGATGCACATATGTTTAGATAGTCAATGAAGATGATATCTGGTTTGAATGACCTCTTGATAGCAAGTTCTTTGATCAGTCCTCGAAAGTGGTTACTATGTGCTGATGCAGTAGGGTATTCCTTGATGATAAGATGTCCAGTTGTTTTCTGTGTAATGGCCTTCATCTTATCATCATACATCTGCTTGGGTAACTCATGCAAATCGTCTATAGAGATATTCATGAGGTTTGCATCAATACGTTCAGCTATACGCTCTTCAGCCATCTCCAGAGTGATGTATAGGACACTTCTGTTCTGGCTTAGACAGTTTGCTGCCATATGACACATGAACAGCGACTTACCAACACCAGTGCCTGCAAGGGCAATGTTCAGTGTCTTCTGTGGTAATCCACCCTTGGTGATACGATTGAAGAAGTCCAGATCAAATGGTATCTTATCCTCTACCTTGTGGTAAAACTCAAAGCGGGAATCTGCATCGCATAGGTAATCATGACCAACACGGTTATCAAAACCAACAGCCAAGGCTTCAGTAAGAATACTTGGCAGAGAATCGACACCTCGTTCTTTATCCTTTCCATCAATAATTTTAATCCCATCCACAATTGCATTGTATACCGCCTTATCCTTGCAAAAATCCTCTGTTGTCTCCACTAACCAATCGAAATTCGTATTATCATCTTCTTCAAGGGTTTTAACTACTGATAACACCCGTTTGTAATCATCCTCATTCAAGTCATTACGACTGTCCAGTTCGACCTCTAGAGCATTTCGATTAGGTAGGTCGTTATACTTATCTACGAACTTCTGTATCTCTTCAAAGACAGTTCGTTCTGTTCTGTCAGAGAAATAGTCACCCTTGATGAAGGGCAGCACCTTTCTTGTGTATTGTTCATTATATATCAGATTTGTCAAGATCGTTTGTTCAATCGTTGTCATTCATATATTCCTCTAGTGTGCCAACACTTTGTTCTTTGCCATATCCAAGATCAAACAAACACTTCTCTATAGCATATTTACGAATATGTTTACAACTGTTTGTCGCTAATGAAGAATAATCATTCCATTCTATATTATCTATTTTGTTAAGTATGACCTCTTTATCTTTTTTTAATATGACACCATAACCAGAGCCATATTTTACATCTTTAAAATTATAAACTGTTGGGAGACTTTCTCCAAAGAATGAGGATGACACATAAAAATCATACTTTTCTAGATTAGTATTTTGGTCATATTGTGCATCTATTCTGCACCAAGTACCAGTTTTTTCCAACCCACATAACCTATCTGGTGATGAACAGACAGTATATATCTCTGCATACTCTGATATATCATAATCTGGAAATATTCCTTTACCTTCTCCTTTTTTCCATACTTGAAACAGTGTGTTAACTTTAATTTCTTTATTATTATCTGGGGAAAAAAATGATTCTCCATAAAGAATTTCTGAATGAATCAGCTGACCATTCTTAACTCTTTTCATATTACTCCCCTTACCATTACTATGAAATGACATGGGCAATATAAATGCAACATATTCTGCAAATAAAAAAGAACGATTGATGAAGGCAAGAGCAATTGCACCTCTAACACCAAAAGGTGGATTACCAACAACAACATAATTATCAGTTTCTTTAGGATACCATGTTAGGTAATCTGCTTGTATAAATTCTGGACATTTGCGATCATGCAGTTCGATTCCTATACGATCATCTGCTGGTAAAAGGTTATAAAATATCCCTTCACCAGCAGATGGTTCAATATAAGTATAATTATTATTTGGTATTATCCGATCAATAATATCCATGCATTTTTGAGCAGTTTCCCCTGATGTAAAATAGCTATCGGCAGGCAAACTTTTGTTTATTGCATAATGTGGTAACTCTGTTTTATATTTGTTATTTACTAAACCATCCCATGCACTAGACAATCTTTGATACCTCACGTTTAAAGTTTTCCGGTGTAAGGGGCATTACACTGTATTTGGCACGAGCCGATTTCCTTGCAGACAATTTAAAACTGTCAGACCCATCTTTGGTCATAGATGTGGTTAGTTCTTCCACTTCTTTTTTAGTCCAAATACCAAACCACAAATCATTGGGCGAAATACCAAGACAGAAAGCATAGTCGTAATCTACATCTTTTTTCAATCCATTGAACTGAAACCCACCATGAGTGTCTTCAGTGGCAAGTTTGTTTTCAAATGTAACTTTGGACTCAGTAAGAATATCAAATTCTCCTTTACCACCGTTGATAATCTCTGCGGGCATACCAACAAGTTCTTTTATCAAAGTGGCAGTGACCTCTTCCCCGAAATCACCTTTAGGCGTCATTGCAGCAGCCTTAACTATTTCATATCTAGAGTTAATCCATTTATCTTCAACTCTAGTGGCAAGACGTTCCACTAAAGGCGCAATCATTTCATCAATAGTATTCATAACAACCTCTTTGTTTTCTCACTATAACCATTATCGCATCATTCAGTAGGTTTGTCAAGTGTTATTTTTATTTAATCGTTGTCATTCACGCCCTCTTCTTGATTCTCAATAATATGAACCAAAATGTCGCCGATGAGACTAAAGAACTCCTCACCAAACTCCTCTCTTGGTATGTTATAATTATCTACTATATCATACTCAAATCGAAATGGCAAGGTTCCATCTTCATTTTCTTCTTCTGCAACACTTACCACACCATACTTATATACAACACCATGATATTTTCCCTTATCAGTGATACAGACAGATGCTAAATCATCATCCTCTTTTGCGACAAATGTGTATTTCCCTTCCATATCAAATTTCCTTCTCTTGTGAATCCATTCTCTTTGATTTCTCCAACTCAGCCGTTGGGACTTCTGGAGAAACATAGTGCAGATAACTTTGTAATAGATATTTTGGTTTCTTCACTGGTTTTCTGCCGCAATGTAACCAAGGGAACATAGGAGGAAAAACAATAGCTCTTCCCCCAATACATTTTATAGATAATGTAGAAACACTGTCTTCAATAAACTCTGTCTCTCCAGCCTCATTATCATCTAGATATATAAAGAAGGCAAGAAACCTTGCATCTGTATCTTGACTAGAGACATCTACATGCCATGGGAATTCATCTTCATCATTAGGATGATATTTTTTGAGTTTCATTCCCTCTAAAGTATATTGACTAGGAAATAGATTTTTGTACTTATCAGGCCAGGGAAGGTCTTCTTTGTATTTCTCA